CAAGGGTCAAAACTGAGGTCTTTACTTAGTTCCTTAAAGAAATAATTATTCTGGTTCAGCATAAATACTATTAGGATAATTATAATGCAAAAACAAACTCGTTCTCTGCTACAAGAATTAGAGGCCATGGGCAATAATAGTGATACCTCGTATATAATAGAGAGTAGAGCCCATAATATCATATCCAGTGCGATACACTTGTTAGAATTGATTAACAAGCATTATCCTGGTGAGAAGGCTGAACTTTTGGAAAAGAAGTTATTGAGTTCTATAAAAGGCAGAGATTTACAGAGATTTTCAAAATCGTTAAGGAAAACAACATGAAATTAGATGAAGTTAGTTGGCAGGGCGTAAAGCAAGGATTGAGCAAACTTAATCCATTAAAAGGTCCAGATGCTGCAAATTTCAGTCCTGAAGTGACAGCCGCAAAAACAAATTTCATCAATAGTTTTATTGGTCAAGCTGGGCAAGCACTTAACTCTGCTATATCTGGCAGAATGGTTGATCCTAATGTAAAAAGTGGGGCAGCACAACCCGCTGCCGGAGCAGCACCCGCAGCACCCGCAGCACCCGCAGCACCCGCAGCACCCGCAGCAGCCAATCCCTTTCAACAAAAACAATTAGCTGCTAGGAAAAAGGCTCAGGGCGAGATTGATAACAAACTCGGAGCAGCACCTGCAGCACCCAAATCAAGCGCAATGGGTAACATGGCTAAGCAACTTACCGGTAATCCTACAGCAGTACCCGGAGTAGCACAACCTACCACAAGTAGCACCGGAGGAACTGTTACACAAACTAAGACTGGACAGGTACACAAAGCGAACCCTAATAATCCTAATATAGCAGCACCTGTTGCTAAACCAAGCGCAATGGGTAACATGGCTAAGCAACTTACTGGTAATTCTACAGCAGCACCGGCTGCTCCTAAAGGCAATTACGATGGAAACACTGGCGAACCTATTAGTGATAAGGGTCGAGCAGATGCAGCGGCCAGTGCAGCATTTGATGCTAGTCCAAAAGGTCAAGCATTAAAAGCAAAATTAGATGCTCAAGATGCGGCAGCAGCCGGACAAGCACCAGCAGCACCCGCAGCACCAAATGAAACTATATCCATTGGTGGACAAAAACTAAATCCTAAAAATCCGCAAGATGCAGCGATGATAGCTAAGATCAATGCACCTAAACGACAAGCATCTCCGGAACGTTCGGTGGCAGGTAGAAATGAATCATCTCATTTTGACAAATTAAATAGTATATTTGAGAATATAGTTAATATAAATGAAGGGGCAATGAGTATAGGAGATTGGTTAGAACAATACTTCTATCAGCAAGTGGGAAATCAGCCAATATCTCCTGATATTAAAGCTCAAGTAAAACAGTGGGCAGATGAGGGAGAAAAAGAAGGTGCAAATCCCAAAAAGGCATTGATGGGATTAGCTAATTTAGTATATGCAGTAGTTAAACCGGCATATGATGAACGAAATCGTAGTGGTGGAGGATACGATAATAGAGGCGGCGGAGGATCCGGTAATAGAAATGGTAATAGAGGCGCCGCCAATTTACAGCAGGTTGTAGCTAAAATGACACAGATTATTCCTAATTTAAGTCCAGAACAATTACAGGCCGTTAAAAAGTCAATTGATGCAGCTATAGCAGGGAAACCATAAGGTTCCTTTAAGGAAATAAGTCTAACACCCATGTTTTTTTATTCCTGGCATAAATACATTTAGAGCATATGCTCATACAATATAAAGGAATTTCAAAATGGCACAATTTACAAAAGTAAACGGCGACTTACTACCAGTATTACGTCTAGATGCAACTTCATACACCAATTCTGGTGCAAATGCTGTTACTTCAGCGGCTACAGTACAACCTCAAGGTCCTAAATTAGACTTCTTTACTATATCTGCGGCTTCTACAGGCGCGTTATCAGGTACTCAGGTTAGCGTTATTATTCAAACTGTTCAGGAATTAGCTACAGTTTATATCTATGAATATACAGATGGATCCCCTGACACACTTGCTATGGCAGTATACCCAACAGGTGCTTGGGCAATTAATGACTCGTTAGGTGCTGATGCTAACATAATAGCTCAAGTACGCGCAGCACTAACCGCAGCCTCAGTAGCAAACACTGTAACTGCTACTGCAACAGCTACATTCACTGGTTAATACTTTACCGTGATGAAAAAACCCAAGTTTTTCTTGGGTTTTTTTACGGCTGTTAAATAGAGTATGAGTCATATTATCTCCTGTTACGTGTTATTTGACATTACCTCTACCGGTGTGTTAAATAGGCATCGTCCTAAAATCGATCTAGAGGTACAAGAGATGCAAGAGTGGATGCATACAAGAAATACACAATGTAACTTTGATACTATACAGCAAGTTATTTCTTTACGATCACAACCTGAGATAGTTAGAAAACCAAACAAGATAGATATCAGATTCGATACATTTTCTGACTTTGGATTTTTATATGAGCAGAATGAAGATGAGGTGTATCCTTGCTGGTCCTTTGATTTTTCTGTACAACATCCTAGTGTGTTTGATGATGGTATGCAAGAGTTGGGTGCATTATATACAGATTGTTCCGGAGTACCCATGATAAAATGCAATACATCATGGGACAAATTAACGTCTATGTTAGATACAAGTGACGAATTCAGAAATATATTTTTTAAAGTCCTAACCAATGATTGATGAAACCAAGATACTTAAAAAGATGTCTAAGATTATACGTGATTCAGATATAAAAGCTATATCTGACGTATTGATAGAACGGTATGATAATGGGGTATATCATCTGTTTGAGAAATACCAGATAAAAAAGATTAAAGGCTTATATGTAATCGATTGTCTTACCCATGCAGATGAACTATACTTTTATGCATTAAAGAATGCAGTAGCTTGGTGTATATTTGACAAACAAGTTAATGTATCTACTGCAAAACGAATATTAGATTTAGATAAAGGGCTAGTTGGTGCAGATTCTAACATACAATTACATAGAACTTTAGTAAGGAAAACCAAAAAAACAGAAGATAAATTGGTATACCTAGCTAAAATGGGAGAAGAAAAGCTAAAACGAGAGCACATGGCTACCGAATTAGCTGGTTACTTAGAAGAATCTAAACGGTGGCAAATGAAGAAGTTCGGTACAAAAAAGTAACACCAAAGATAAATACAGATATAACTTTGTTTGGATAAAATATGAAACTAAATGATCTCGATAGTAAAAAACACGTTACTGCAACTAAGGCTTTGGCCGAGCAGTATGAAATGAATTTCAATGTAGAAGGATTGTCAATGACAGCCACTAGAACCATGCTGCAAAAGGTTCGTGGGTTGATCAAAGAATCCAGAGATACTAACTCTTTTTACACTGATACTTCTAATTCCTCTTATATGAAGTTAGTTTTTATGGAGCAAGCATTAGCATCTCATTATGATGAGATTCGTTCACGCCCTCTACCAAAGATTGTTTTTGAGAATGAAGAAGTTGAAAAATCTCAAGTAGTTCTAGCTGCGCAGGATGTCGTTGATTCTATTCAAAAGATGCAAGAAGAAGTAGGAGAGATTCTTCTCAAAGAACTTCCTGCATTAGTTGCAAGCATTGAATCTGAAATTGGTTCTAATGAGAGCCAGCAATATAATCAAGAAGTAACTCAATCACTTGATGCATTGGCTGCAACTCTTAAAGAAGCACTTGACGGTGTAAGAAATGCATTGAATGGTATCACTGGTCAGGGTTCTGGCTTTGCGGGTGGAGCAGAAGAAGCTGGTGCTGAAATGGGTGCAGACTTAGGTGCTGAAGCCGGTGCTGATATGGGCGCTGATCTAGGTGCTGATATGGGTGCAGACTTAGGTGCCGAAGAAATGGCTCCTGCAGAAGAACCAGAATTAGGTAACAACGTAGGTCGTGCTAAAAGGTAATGCGTTTATTTGAGTTTAGCGGCCCTAAACAAGATGCAGCTAGATTAGTGGCAGTAATCAATCAACTGCAATCTAATATTGATACGGGCAAAGTAAAACCTAATTGGACTGTAGATGAGTTTTTAAATCTACTACAGTCCAATAATATCTCATTGGGTAAGCAGGATTTTTATGATATGATAAAAGTTCCCCCACTAAACACTTTAATCAGTAACACTCAAGGTGATGATATTGTTTTCAAAGGACAAGATCAGGGTGTAAATGCTAGTCCTGATGAAAATCAAAATGAAAAAGTAGTACAGCAAATGGCTCAAAGCGCCATGAACTAACATGATATCTCTTACCCATCAAGCCAATCAACAAGTTCAAAAAGTATTATCAAAAAGAGGTAAAGGATTAGGTATCAGAGTAGGAGTAAAAACTACTGGATGCTCTGGATTAGCCTATGTATTAGAATATGTAGATTTACCTAAATCTGAAGATATCAAAGTAGAATGTGATGGTTGCTTTCTATTCATAGATCCGAAAAGTTGTTTGTATCTTGATGGAATGACGATAGATTATGTACGTACGGGCTTAAATGAAGGGTTTGAGTTTATGAACCCAAACGCTAAAGATCATTGCGGGTGCGGAGCGAGTTTTACTGTCTAACTAGTTTACCTAAAACGTTTGACTTATTGTAGTCAATCATGTATACTACTAATATGTATATACCAAACAAATATAAATACGAATCACTTTCTAAAACAACGATTGATGGATCAAGACGATATAATACACCAGACGGTGAAAAGTTACCTAGTGTAACTACTATATTGTCAGCTACCGAGTCAAAAGAGAAAAAAGAAGCATTGCAGAATTGGCGAAATAGAGTAGGTCCTAAAAAAGCACAAGAGATCACTACAGAAGCAGCAGGCCGTGGTACAAGGATGCATAAATGGTTAGAAGATTTTGTTAAGACAGGTACGTTAGGTACTCCTGGAAGCAATCCATATAGCATCCAAAGTCATAAGATGGCTACGTCTATCATATATCAAGGTCTTTCTAAATGTAATGAATATTGGGGAACAGAAGTTCCTCTATATTTCCCTAAAATCTATGCAGGAACTACTGATCTATGCGGTGTGCATGATAGCAGTGATGCTATTATGGACTACAAGCAGTCAAATAAGTTGAAGCGCCGAGAATGGATTGATGATTATTTTGTCCAACTTGCAGCATACGCACAAGCACATAATGAGGTACACGGGACAAAGATCCGTAAGGGTGTGATATTCATGTGTACCCAAGATAATATCTTTCAAGAATTCATTATTGAGGGTGCAGAATTCGACAAATATTCAACATTGTGGTTCAAAAGAGTTGAGGATTTCTATCTACAATTCATCTGACAGTTAAGGGCTGTATAGTGATAAATAAATGTAATAGGAAGAGTTATATTTATGGTCATATACAAAACGGTTAATCAAGTCAATGGTAAATGGTACATTGGTAAGGATGCCAAAAATAGGCCTTATTATTTAGGGTCAGGTAAAGCATTAAAAAATTCTGTATCTAAGTATGGAAAACAGAACTTCACGAAAGTTATCCTCGAGGAATGTTCGGACCTTGCCAACTTATCTGAACGTGAAAAACACTGGATAACAACCACTTCCGCGGTATCTGACCCCATGAGTTACAATATTGCGTCAGGTGGAGAAGGTGGAGACCTAAGCAAGCATATTAACTATGCAAAAATTGACCGAAGTCAATACAAAATGGTCGGGACCAAACTTTGGTTTAACTCCCTTAGTGAGATGGAACGCAAAGAATTTCATGCTAGACAGGGTGAAACTAGGAGCCAAGTTTGGTATGTAAGTAAAGTTAACGATACAACCGAAATTAAAATAAAGAATATTCATTCCTGGTGCAAAGAGCATAGAATAGATGAGACTATTGTTTCCAACCTTACAAATCCCAAACATGATTTATTTCAAAAACAAACTAAGGGATGGCGATTTAGAAAAGAAGGACAAGATCCATTATCACCATATATAAATAAACGAAAGATTGGTCACCCAAACATAGCTTGCAAGGGTAAGTCTTGGAAACTTATTAATGGTAAACGAGTTTGGATTAATGAGGAAGGGGTTGCATCGTGAGCATCGTGCAGATCAGCAAAATACAGCAAAGATCAGGCAATCTAGTCGATCTACCACAATTAGACGAAGCAGAGTTTGGTTGGGCGTCAGATGAAAGAAGATTGTTTATCGGAAAAACCACTCCCAACGAGAATATTGAAGTATTAACTTCATATTCTAACGTAGTTTTTAGTCAGATTGTAGGTAGTGGTGGTAGCAATCTTAATATTGATGGGCCTACTAACGGGCAAGTGTTAACCTACGTTTCTAGTACTAATACCTGGGAAAACTACTCAGGTAATAATTCACAACTTAACGGTGGAAAGTTACAATTAGGTAATGTAGCAAATATTAGTATGGAGGGAGGTGCCATTGGATACGTCTTAGAAACAGACGGTATAGGTAATTTATCTTGGACTCCTAAAGGTACATTATATACTCCAATCATAGCATTATCAAATGCTACTCCAATAATAATGACAGTGGCAAATACTACACCTTATACCAATAATGCAGCAGTAACTATTTCAGGCGTGTTGGGTACTAATGCTAACAGTATAGTTAATGGTCAATCATTTTATATT